CAGGACGTTGTGCTGGCTCAGAGCAGTGGTAGCAGTGTGCTAATGCCGCCCAGGATCTTGGGGACGTTCTCACCCAGCCAGGGCAAAGCACGGGACCAGAATCCTCCACTCGTGTGCTGGATCGTGTGGGCTTCGGCTCTCTTCATGACAACCTTGGTGGTCGCCTTGAGCTCTTTGGCCACAACAGCGCACGTAAGTCCAAACTGATCGTTCCAACAGTTCAGTGCGCACCAGTACGATGGAGAGAAAACCGGCACCGTGTTGGCCGGAAAGCCAAAGCCAAAGAGAAAGTATGCTGACCTAATGGTAAGCACAAACTCGTCTCCAGCTGTGGCACCAGACACTTTGATGACGTACAAGCCGCGCCTCGCGGTCGCGATCGACGTCGTGGACAGCTCTGCCAGATTTGGGTTGTTCACCGTGGAAGCCGTCTCCGGGGAAACGACAATCATGGGTCCCGAACCCACCTCCAACATCGCTGCATCATACGTGAGCGTGCCTGGGAAGTTGTCCGTGTTGATGCCAGAACCAATCTGGCCGACTCGCGATACTCGGATGATACCCTGGCGGTTCATTGCGCTCTCAGAATTAACCGTAACTTCGACGGTCAACCCGAGGCACACAGAAAACCGGTTCCGTGAGGTACCAAGAGGTCCAGCGTATGGTGAAGAAGGGGTGAGGGGAAACGTGGTCAGCCCGGTCGTGGTCGTATCTGGAATGTTCCCCGTCGCGACGCCCGCGTACGTGGCACCTGTGACGAAACCACTGGCCTGGTTGTTGAATCCGCTCCTCACCGGGTCGAAGATGCAGTAGGCGACACCTGCAGTGCCTGCCGTCATAGTCAAGGAGTTCTCACTGGTCACAACAATGCCCGCCTTGCGGTCCATAGAATTGTAGTCAGTGGGTACGTTTGTCTCCCCCTCGTTGGCTGGCAGCAGGACACGTCCACCTTCGTCAATCGACATGGGATCGAAGACTTGCCGGCAGTACTTAGTATCTGCGGGCGACGCCATGCCGTAGGCACGGTCCATCTTGTCGAAGATGTGTCGTGACACGGCGTCTCTCTTGCTGGACGTATCCGCCACTTCCGAGCGGTTGACAGAGATCCTCGGCTTGACCTGGGGCATGCCCATGGCAACCCTCCCCTTTTGGCCTCCTTTCTTTTGGACTCCTGTGGACATCGAACTATTTTCGTCTGTCTTCCTTCTGGTTCTAACACCTTTTCCAAAGCTCCAGGTGTTCCTCTGGAGCCAGCTTGTTCATTCATCACGGGTCACCTGCAAGGTGTGGCTGGAACGAACCCCTAGCAAGTGGACTAGGGGCAGGGCCCGTACAACGATCATGCATCGACCGACTCCTCATCTATCTCAAAGTCTAGCATGTCATAATCCTCCTCGTCAACCGCGAAGCATGGGGGCTTACGCAAGTACGAGACTGGGTCCCGAGCGTTTCGCGCCTCGTGGATCCAGTGGTAAAAAGCCATGAAGTCGAATTCATCCACGTACATGTCGTTTTCCATGTACTCGAAGAGCTCCGCCTGCCGGTCCTGATGCCAAGCCCCGTCACTCAATAAGTGGTACGGAACCTCTAATCCGACGCGTTTGTGCTCCGCGATAAGCCAAGCCTTGTCCACTTGGTAGACAACTTGTTTCTTCGTTCTCCCATCGACCGCATCCATCTCTGTCAACGATACCAAATTCTCCCGGTTGAGCCGGTGCTTGTTGTAAGCGCACACATACTCGGCGGCGAAGTCGGAGATGGCGGGCGTGTACTGGTCGGTGATCAATAACGCAGCACACTTGAGAAAAAGCTTGTACTCTTTGGCTTTCTTGTTCTTTCCTCCATGGCTGGGGGCCATCGTCAACTTACGGCACGCGCGTTTGAGGTCCGCGCAAGACGATAGCCCAATGTGGTCGGGCATGAACCAACGGCCCAGGAACTGAACGGGGCCCTTCGTGAACATCTCCTCAGTGATCTTGTGGCCCACCTTGTTGATGTAGGCCAACATCTGCTTGTAAGGCAACATGCTCACGTCAATCAACCCGTCGTCGCCACCAGCCAAGAAACGCTTGCGCAGAACGGCCCAAGCGGCATCACCGCTGAGACCCGAATCCCGCATGGCTCTGTAGAACAGCCCAGCATTGTTGATGGTGTTGCACGACGACGTGTCGTACCAGCCGCTCAGATGGGCGAGCTCTGTCTTGTACCTCACACCCTTGGTGGTCTTGACCTCACGGCGACGTCTAGCGTCCAGCACGTTTTTGATCAATTCCTTCGAGGGTGGTGCAGTCGACAGCTCGGCCCATGCCCGTCGCACGAGTTTGACAAACAGATGTTCCTCCGCACGCCCATGGCGTCCGTCGAACCTACTGAAGTCAGTCCCCATCGGTTCAGCATCTCCAGTGAAACACACCTCCAAGATCTTGTCCTCTAGTTCCTCAGGGCGAAGAAAACCGTAAAACGGCATACTTGCGACAAGTTTGTTCACCTCGGCCAAAACGAAATAGTCCTGGAACTTCTCGTCCGGCCCGGCCGGTGTGATAACACGCGGGTCGGCTCCAAATTTACCAACTTCGACTTTCATAAAGCCCCTCAGTTTCATCTTACGCCGTTCCGCATCCAACTCGCCCCCGGAAGCTTCCCACTCGGAAAACTGCACTCGCGAACGAGGGTTGGTAATGCTGTCTTGCAGGTCCTGAACCGTCGGCACAGAAAGTTTAACTCCCAAAAGCTTAGCCTCCTGCAGCACGTGGTCCAGAAACTCGTCGATCCACTCATACTCCCGCACCGTCGGGCTGTACGTATTACGTATCAACTTGATGCGGGCATCGATCATGCGCTCGTGATTCGCCTCCGAGTTATTGGGCATAGCCCCAGCAACGAAAAGCGGATTCATAAGCGACATGCCACCGGTCGACGCAGGTTCGTCGCCGGTAACCGGGCCCCAATC